AAACATATTTAATAAATGAATTTAACACTTCAAAACTATGTAATTGTTGTTGTGAAGAGTTAGAATATTTCAAGGAAAGATTAAGTAATAAACCAAAATTGAAAAAAGAAAATAAAACAGAAACTGTATATGGATTATTGAGATGTCAATCTATTAAGCATAAAAGCGAAATAATTCATAACAGAGATAAGAATGCAGTTCAAAATATGTTAAATATTGTAAAATCAGTATTTGAAACTGGGAAACGTCCAGAAGCATATTGTAGAATTGTAGGTTCTTAAAATTCATACTCGTTTCACGACTTGTTATAATCAAATTTTTACACCTAATCTGTGCCTAATCGGCGTTTTAAATTTCCATTGGTGTAAAAACATTAAATTCTAACTTAAAAAATATTAATAAAAATATAATAGATTCAGTTGTAATAGTAGATGTAGGACTTACAGGTAATTACTATGTAGGATCTAAAACATATAATTCAACACAAATTATAGAAGTTGAACAACCTAAAGATAATTCATCAAGTTTTATATTACCTACAAATGGTACTGGTACTTATAATTATGCATATATATCTAAGCTAGGATCTCCTGGATTTGAACCAAAAATAATACGAGATAATTTTACTATGCTTATTATATATATAATTATTGGATTTTTATCAATTACACATCTAGAATATAAAAAATTAAATCATGAAAAATTAAACTGTACAGCATATATAAAAAAAAAACTAATTAAATATTTAATTATAAATTTTATTGAACTTTACATTCTTGTTGACCTCCATTTTCTTCTCGATTATCACTATTTTCATTATCAATAGAATATACTTTTTCTTTAATATATTCTGTTTTATCGGTAATATTTTTAGCTTCTTTATTTTTTAAAAATGATTTAAGTTCTTCAGATTCTAAAATTTTATCTGGATAAAAATAATTTAATTTAATATAAAATCTTCCTCTCTTACTACTATCATTTGGTAAACCTAATGATCTAATATAAACTATATCATCATCTTTAATAATATTACTAAATTTAAATACATATTTATTAGTATCTGGATGATCTGAATAGTATAAAGAATATCCAGATAAAGCATCATAAATATTTATTTGTTTTTGAAAATATAAATCATAATTATTTTTAATTAATAAATTATATTTATCTAAATCTGAAATACTAAATGTTATATAGATATCTGCATTTTTTTCTAAATTAATATCATAATTACCACTATTTCTTAAACACATCTTTGTTTGATAATCAAAATTCTTTTTAATTGTTAAAGTTTTAGATATTTTTTTTTCAATTAAACCACGTGCATTACATGATGAACATCTATTTTCATTATCACATATCCAACCTCGTTGATTACAACCATTACAAGGAAGTTGTTGTTGCTGAATCATACCTGGACCAAGTTGTCTTATTACAACATTAATACCTTTACCATTACATGATGGACATGTTTTCTTGACTTTTGTTGTTGATCCTGTACCAATACAATCATCGCATTTATCATTGTATACAATATCTACATTTTTTTCACATCCTTTAAAAATTTCACTCAATTTTAATTTAACTTTAACTTCTTGTACAGGCATTTGAGGTTCTCTTCTTCCAAAATGACCTCCCATTCCTGGAAATCCACCCATTCCTGGAAAACCTCCCATACCACCCATACCTCTTAATATTTCTGATAAATCAGGAAATCCTTGAGTAAAATCTGGTGCATCGCCATCACACATTCCAAATTGATCATACTGATTTTTCTTTTGTGGATCTGATAATATACCATATGCTTCAACAATTTCTTTAAATTTTTCTTCAGCTTCTTTTAAATTATCAGGATTTTTATCAGGATGATATTTAACAGCTAATTTTCTATAAGCTGTTTTAATATCACTTTCAGAAGCATTTTTATCTAAATTTAATATAGCATAATAATCTTTTTTAGGTTGGTTGTTCATAATAATGAATATATAATGAATATATAATAATTATTATTTATATTAATTTATTAAATATTATATTAAACGATGATATAATATTATTATAAAAAAGATTTTGAAAAACTATTTATTTAAAAAAACAAGGATTATAAAATATAGTTATATCGTCTTTTTTACATTTTTTATGACATTTTTTATGACATTTAGAAGATTCAGAAGATTTAGAAGATTTAGAAGATTTAGAAGATTTAGAAGATTTAGAAGTTGATGAAAGGTCATAATTACATGTTGATGATAAATCATAATTTGTTAAAGATGAATCATATTTACATGATGAAGATGATTTTGAATTACATGTTGAAGATGAATTAAAAGTACACGATGATTCAGAAGTACATTTAGACCATGACGAATTACATTTAGATGATGAATCAGAAGTCCAAGTAGATAATTGATTATTACAAAGTTTTTTATTCTTATTATTTTTATTGTTACCCATTATATAAATATATATTTAAAATAAAATTAGATTGACTGATAGATTGTATATAAATTTAATAATAATATTAACTAATTAACTTATATTTTAAAAATTTAAGAGATCGTTGATTTGGATCTAAATTAATAAGATCATTAATTATAAGAATAAATTTTTTTTTACTAAAAAAATGATGCTTAATATCAATAATATCTACAAAATATTTATATAAATCATTATTTTTAATAATTGGAAAAGAATCTTCCATTTTTTTTTTATATTTATACAAATTTTTATATTCTTTAATAAAATTGTTAGTATTATTATTAAAATTATAACAAGAAATTTGTAAAAGAGGTATAATCTCTTTAATATTCATATTTAAATCAAATTTATTAGAAATTTTATTACAATATTCAGACATATTATTTTTACATATTAGATCAATGATACAAATAGCAAATGGTATATAAGCACATGTAAAATTATAATCAGGATTTTCATAAATTCTTTTTTCTTTTTCAATTTCAATAGTTGAATAAGTTCTTACTATTTTACATTTAAAACAAGGTGAATAATTTTCACAAAACATATAAATATCAATTAATTTAATTTCGTAATTAGAATTACAAGTAATATTACTTAATTTTAAATCTGTCATTAAAAATTTAAATTTTGAACTAATATATATGATATTAAATAATTGTTTAATAATATTTTTAATAATATGTGAATCCAGATTATGATAAATATTTCTTAAAGTTTTACCTCCATATTCCATAATACAAAAAAAATCATATTTATCATTATTTCTAATTTTTCCAGCTACATAAATATTTATAATATATTTTTTTAAATTCTCACATTCCATTAATGTATTATATCTTTCTTCAAGTTTTTCAGGTAATTCATTGCTATTTAATTTTAATGCATAATATTTAGAATCAATTTTAATTTTATAAACTATTCCATATGATCCTTCACCTAGTAAACTAATAACTTTAATTTTTTTTTTAAAAATATCATTTTTTAAAATATTTTTATTAAAAATATTAAATTTTATATTATTCGATTGGCTATCATCATTATCATTATCATTACCTATATCATTATCTATAATATTATTGTATTTATTATATTGATTATTATATTCATTATGATCATGATAATTATTATTAAATTTTATATTAAATTCTTTATTTTTAATAATTTCAGTATCATTAAGATTTATAATATCTAGTAATATCATTATATATATAACATATTAAATAATTAATTAATAAAAATCTTCAATGATTTAAACGTTATATTATTTATAATATATTATTGTAAATTATGAATACAAATGATGACAAAAAATCAAAAAAAAATGATTCTTCAAATAATAAAAAAAACAATAGTAGTGAAAATATTTTTATAGATGATACAAAATCAAAAATTACTATAATTGTTGAAGATGATATGCGTACAGATAATAATAATCCATTTAATATTAATAATAAAAATAATTCTAATATACATAATTTACAAAAAGATAATTCGTTAAATTCTATTGTTGATAATTTAATTAAAGATTTATTAAAAAATAATTTTAATAATAATATTCAAATAACACCAATAATAGATATATGTAATATTGATGATCTAGAAAATAATAAATATAAACTTAATCAAGATATTAAAATTAATGAAAATAATGAGAATCATGAGACCAATGATAATAATGATAATAATAAACAGTATAAAAATAAAGAAAATAATGAAAACAAAGAAATATCTGAAATAGATTATGCAAGTTTAATAGGTGATATAGATTATTTAAATAATTGGTTAAATAAAAATATTGATGAGAATAAAAAATTCAATGGAGACCATGAGTCTTATACAACTAATACTATAGATAATGCATCATCTGTAAATAAAATAAATGTTTTAAATTGGTGGTTAGAATCTAATAAAAATCATAATTTACCAATAAAATATAGTAAAAAATCTATAAAAGAAGCTAGTTCTAAAGGTAATTTAGATGTATTAAACTGGTTTTTAAATTCAGGATTGACACTTGAATATGATGAAACTGCTGTAGATTCTGCATCAAATAATTGTAGATTAAATGTATTAGATTGGTGGATTAATAATAGAGATAAATTAGAATTTAAATATTCATCTAATGCATTAGATAATTGTAAATTAGATGAAACAAAATTATTAAAATTAGTAAAATGGTGGAAGACTCAACAAGATAATAATAATATTGAATTTAAATATAGTAAATTATTTTTATCATATATTGAAAATTGGAATCTTTACAATGTCCATAATTATTTAAAAGTTAATAATTTAATAAAAGAAAATGAACATATTAAATGGAATAGAAAATCTAATTTTTTGAATATAATAGATCTAATTGGTGGTAAAAAAGATTCATTTTCAAATAAATTAGATTTATCAAATTTACCTGAAGATATACAAAAACATATTAGAGAAAAAGAACAAGAATTAAATAATAATATGTTAATAAATGGTAAAGCTAAAGAATATATAGATAATATATTAAAAATTCCATTTGGTAAATACAAATATGAAAATATTTTTATGTTTATGGAAGATTTAATTAAAAAAGTAAATTCTATAAATATAAGAAGCAGATCAAAATTTATATCAACATTTAGAATAAATACAGAATCAGATTTATCATTATTTTTTAATAAATTAAGATATTATCAATTTGAAAAATATGAAAAATATATTAAAGTTTATAATAAATTTATTGATATACGTATTGACTATTTAAATTATGTAGATAATATTTTAAATTCAGTAATATATGGTCACGATGATACTAAGTTACAAATTAAATCATTATTAAGTCAATGGTTAAGTGGTGGTATTAAAAAGGGGGTTGTAATAGGTATTCAAGGTCCGCCGGGTGTTGGTAAAACAACTTTTATAAAGGGTGCACTATCAAAATGCATGATTGATTTTATTGATTATAATTTAGAAAATGATATTTTTATAAATGTAAAAGATAATCACAATGTAACTAGACCATTTTCATTTATATCTCTAGGAGGAACTACAAATAGTTCAACATTAATAGGTCACAATATAACATATCACGGAGCAACATATGGTGATATAGTAAGTAAATTAAAAGAAGCTAAAATAATGAATCCGATATTATATTTTGATGAATTAGACAAGATATCTAATACTGAACACGGTAATGAAATAGCTTCAGTATTAACTCATATAACTGATCCATCACAGAACGAGCATTTTACTGATAGATATTTCAATGAGGTAAAGATAGATTTATCAAAATGCATAATAGTATTTTCTTATAATGATTCATCTCGAGTAGATAAAATTTTGCTAGATAGAATTCACGAGATAGTTGTAGATTCAATTAAATTAAAAGAAAAAATAGAAATTTGCAAAAAATTTATTATTCCGGAAATTTGTAATTTAATTGGTTATAATTATAATAATATTAAAATAAGTGATGATGATTTAAAAGAAATAATAATTGAATATACAAATGAAGCTGGTGTAAGAAAGTTAAAAGAAAAATTAGAAGAATTAATTAGAAAGGTTAATTATGAAAGAATTTATAAAAAACAACGTAATCATTATATAGAATTAAAATCTAATTTCATTGATGATACTTTTTCAAATTATCCGAAAGTTAATTACAAGAAGATTATAAGTAATTCAAAAGTGGGTCAAATAAATGGTTTATTTGCAACAAGTAGTGGTTTAGGTGGAATAACAATAATTCAAGTAAAGCAAATGTACAACAAAGATTTATTAGGTATTAACATTACAGGTAGTTTGAAGGATGTAATGAAAGAATCTGTTGAAGTTGCTAAAACGGTTGCCTGGAATTTATTAAGTTTAGATGAACAAAATATGGTAATTCAAAATTATCAATCCAAGGGATTACATATACATTTTCCAGATGGTGCAACACCTAAAGATGGTCCTAGTGGTGGTACAGCAATAACCTGTGTAATTTATTCATTTTTAACTGGGAAACCAATTAGGAATGATATTGCAATAACTGGTGAAATTGATTTAGATGGCAATGTAACAATTATTGGCGGATTAGATGCAAAACTAACTGGTGCTAAACATGCAGGTGTAAAATTAGCATTAGTCCCTACAGAAAATGAGCGTGATATTGAAATAATAAAAAAGAAAAACAAAGATTTAATAGATGATAATTTCAAAGTTGTTTTAATATCACATGTAAATGATGCAATTAAATATATTTTTACATAGTAATTTTATCATTATTTTTTTAATAAATTAATAACATAATCAGTATCATTATAATCATTAACTTTATCATGCGTTAAATTGTAATTATATAATATTGTATCATTATTAAATTTTTTAAAATTTGTTAAATAATTTATAAAAATTCTTATTGGATGATTTATAGATGCACCATAAAGATCATTTTCTATAGAAGTACTAATAAATTCTGCTTTACCAAAGAATCCACCTATAAAAGAGAATGAACTACCTGTAGAAATAACAATTGGAGCATAAAATAATGTTGCAAGATCATCAAAAGGTGAATTGCAAATAACTTGTGTATCAAAATTTTTTTCTTTCAAATAATCTTGTAACGAACTTGTATAAATACTACAAGATTTTATATTATTTTCTTTACTTTTATGAGAACTACATGACATTAAATACAATTTATTATATCTTTTATTTAATTTATTAAATATTTTTTCTAATGCATTTGTAAAAAAAGAATAATATTGAAAATGATAAAAATGATATTTAAGAAATGGTGTATCTGCGCATCTAAAATGAATAACAGGATATTCTATTTTTTTTTCTAAACCACATTTTTTAAATGATTCATCTAAAATTTTATGAACTAATGGTTTCATACATTGCCAGAAATTTAATTCTTCACTATTACTTAATCCCCATATACCAATATCATTTCTATATGAAAAATTATTATAAGTTATTCCTTTAGAAGTTAAACAATTATAAATATCATCATATTCATATTTAAGATAATTTGGCAAATGTTCATAGAAAAATTTATTTTTAAATTTTTTTTTTTCAACATTGTGAAAATCTGATTTTTGTAAAATTGAAAGTCCTAAATTATAAAAATATTTACATAATTGATTTCCAATATCTAGATTTTGTGTTTCGTATCTAACAATTAATATTAGTATTAATATTAAAACAAATAGTAATTTCATAATGTATATAATTATATATTATAATTTTTATTACAAATATAAATCAGTTTAAATTATATAATAATATTATAAATTATATATTATTATATGAAAGTTTCTTTAATAACAGGAATTACTGGTCAAGATGGATCATATTTAGCAGAACTTTTAATAGATAAAGGATATGAGGTATGGGGGACAATCCGACGTTCGTCTAGTATAAATACATCCCGTATTGATCATATTTTTAGTAAACTTCATTTAAGATACGGTGATTTAGCAGATGGAGTAAATTTATTAAATATTTTTCATGAAATTAAAAATAAATACAATGATGATATAGAAGTATTAGAGGTATACAATTTAGGTGCAATGAGTCATGTTAAAGTATCTTTCGATATGCCAGAATATACTGGTGATGTAGATGGTCTGGGTACACTGAGAATACTAGAATCATTAAGAAATAGTGGTATTCCTTTAAACAAAATACGATTTTATCAAGCATCTACTTCTGAATTATATGGTAAAGTTGTAGAGGTACCACAAAATGAAAATACACCATTTTATCCTAGATCACCATATGGAGTTGCAAAATTATATGGCTATTGGATAACAAAAAATTATCGTGAATCATATGGTATGTATGCTTGCTCCGGAATATTATTTAATCACGAGAGTCCCAGACGTGGACATAATTTTGTTACACGCAAAATAACTATTGCATTAGGAAATATTGTTAATGGAAAACAAGACAAATTAGTATTAGGCAACATCAATTCATTAAGAGATTGGGGTCATGCTAAAGATTATGTAATGGGAATGTGGTTAATTTTACAACAAGATAAACCAGATGATTTTGTATTATCAACAAATGAATATCATAGTGTGAGAGAATTTATAGAAAAATCATTTGCATTAAAAGGATTTGATATTAAATGGAAAGGTAATAATATTGATGAAATTGGTTATGATAATAATACAAAAAGAGAATTAATATTTATATCAGAAAAATATTTCCGTCCAGCCGAAGTAGAAGAATTATTAGGTGATAGTAGTAAAGCAAGAAAAATGCTAGGATGGAAACCTGAATATAGTTTTGACGACATGGTTAAAGAGATGGTTAATTATGATTGTTTATAATTTAGATAAATTTAATTTTTAATTTATAAAGTAATTTTAATGAAAAAAGAATTTTTTATTATAATTATTATTATTTTAATAATATTATTTTATTTAAATAGTATTCACCACACATCCGAACTACCAAATATTTATAAATTATTTAATATAAATAAAGATTATAAACTTACATTTTTAACATTCGGTGGTCCATCTGATAATTATCATAAAAGAGTAAAAGAATTAACATCTCAAGCTAATACTTTTAATTTATTTGATAATATAATTGGATATACTGAAAAAGATTTGAAAAATGATAAAAATTTTTGGAATAGACATGGCAATTTTCTAGAAAATAATAAAAGAGGATATGGTTATTGGTTATGGAAATCATATATAATATTAAAAACTTTAAATAATATAAATGAAAATGATATAATATTATACTGTGATGCTGGATGTCATTTAAAATTAAATAATAAATATAAATTGCTAGAATATATAGATATATTAAATAAATCACAATATGGCATAATGTCATTTCAAATGAATTATATAGAAAAACATTGGAATAAAGGAGATGTACTAAAATATTTTAATGATAATTATCAAAATATAGATATTGAAAAAATAAAAAATAGTGGACAAAATCATGCGACATTTATGTTAATAAAAAAAAATAAACATTCTGTTATTTTAATAAATAAATGGTATGAACTATGTTCAAATTATCATTTTATAGATGATTCATTAAGTATTGAAAAAAATGATATTTTTTTTATAGATCATCGCCATGATCAATCAATATTTTCATTATTAGTAAAAGTATACGGTTCTGAAATTATATCAAATACTAATCCAGTAATAAAAGATAGTAAAGATATAGGTGATAATAAATATATAATTATTGTAGGAATTATATTTTTATTAATATTTTTAATTATAAAAAATATTAATAAAAATTATTATATAAAATAAATAACATATTGTGTTGGTTTTAATCTGTATGTTTGTAATATAATTCCAGGTATTATTACTGCATATTCGTTAAAAATGTTTTTTGTAGTAAATATATAAATTTTGTAAAAAAAATATAATTTAATTAATTATATAAAAAATAACAAATAAATAATATATATAAATGATAAAAAGAATATTATTAATAATTTTTTCATTATTTAATATAAAATTTTCATATGAATATAAAATTTTTTCTTTTTTTAATCACTGGCATTGTATTGGTATAAATGAAAAGATAAATTTTATAAAACCATATAAAGCAAATATTGGTGATTTACCATTAGTTATATGGAAACATCCCAAAACTGGTAAATTAACATCAACAATTAACATATGTAAACACATGGGTTCCAAATTAGATAATGGTGTTATAACTGATGATGGTTGTTTAAAATGTCAATATCATGGATTAGAATTATCTAATAATGATAAATTTGGTGAAACTATTGAAGTTGATGGTAAAATTTTTTGGTCATATAAACCTATATTTAAAGAACCATATCGTATTCCATTTGGTAATAATAATAATTATGAATCTTCTTATTTAGAAATAGATATGTCTTGCTCTTTAACAGATAGTGCATATAATACAATGGATTTAAGACATCCAGAATATGTTCATAATAAATTTTTTGGTTTTGGCAGCATAATCCCTCCAGAAAATATTAAATATTACAAATATATGGATAATAGTAGTGTTGGATTATCATTTGATTATTATTCAAATAAAAGGATGAAAATGTTAAATGATAATATTAAAAAAACTAGAAATTTTCACATGTTTGTATATCCAACATTTTCATGGTCCAAAGTAAGTTTTGATAAAAAAAATTTAATTATTGGTGTAAATTTATTACCAATAAGTCCTACTAAAACAAGATGGTATATTACTATAAGAAGTAATTATTATAAATCAAGCTATGAAAAAAAATTTTTAAAATTTTTAACACAAACAATTTTAAATCAAGATTATGTACAAATGAATAATCAATATCAAGAGAACGACTTGAAAAGAGCTATATTATTTAATCATATTTTTAATAATGAAGAACCTATTTTAGAATTAAGAAATATGTTTAAAGATTATAAATATCCTGATATTAATGAAGTTCTTAAATTATATAAAAATACTAAGAATTAATTTTATAAATAATTTTTATAAATAATTTTTACAAATAATATTTATATTGGTTGAGGTTTATAAGTATTAAAAAATTTATCCCATAATGAGAATCTTTTTGCATAATTACAATTATTAAAAGAATGATGTTGGATATGAAATTTTACCAGAATGACCACTAATTTCAATAAAATTTTTATAAACACTTATTATATTAAATTGTAAATATGAAATATATGGAAATATTAACAAAGATAAAACAATTGGTAATGAATTTGTTATAAATAAATCTATTGGATCTTGATAAAATGTTGTTATTGAAATTGGATGTTTACACCCGTGAAGATTTAAAATGAGACAAATAAATGTCAAAAATAAAACTTCAAGGTTTGCCCGTTGCAGGGCGTATAAATTATGATTTTGTTAAGGCGTCAACCTTAACTGATTTAGTGACTTTCTTCGGAACGACTTTTTTAACTTTCTCTTTTTTTGGTTTTTCTACCTTTGCATTATCTTCCTTCTTCTCCCTACATAAATATTTAGGTCGTTCAATTCCATTAATCGCATTCTTTGCAATTCTACATATATTAGTAGCACCATTCACATCTCTATTCCATACAGCTTCACAGTTCTTACAACGTATTGCCCCATGGACTAAGATATTACCACTCTTATATGGTTTTGGATTTTTTCTTATTTGGAATTTTTCACATTTTCCAATTTCGGTTTTACAAATTGAACACATACAACTAGTTCTAAATTCATCAACTAAATATGTCTTATAATTATTTTGTCTAAATAATGTTCTCATACCTTTCCCCTTAATTGGTTCCTTATATTTCATATGTTGTTTTTGTTCCCAATCACCGAACATCACTATTGTTTCTTCAGGTTTTCCAAATATTTTTTTAAAATTATTTATTAGTTTTTGTTCATTCTTTTTTCTATTCATATATCCATTTAGTTTAAGTTTTCTGAATATATATTTTTCATAAAACTTATATAACTTATTATTAATTTCACTTTTCTTTTTAATGTAGTCTTTGAAATCTTTAATAATTAATGTTTTTCTATTAAGTTTTGATAGTTCTGTTTCATGCTCAATTACTGTTTTTCCATCTATTTTCTCTTTCTTAAATTCCAAAATAATTTTAGCATATTTTTTAATTTTACATTCTTTTCTTCTGCTATCTTGTGTATATCTAAATTCATTAGCATCTTTAGTATCATTATCAACACAATATAAAATATCTGAAGTTCCTGGGTCAATACAAACAATTTTTTTATTTTTAATATTGGTATAATCATTTAGTTCATCAATATATTGTTCTATATTAGAACTTACTTTAATATTTGGTATTCTTTTACCTATTAAATCATTTCTTAACATCAAAATAGAACAACTTACACCATCAGTTTCTATCATATGGTGAAATGTATATTTTGGTTTCTTAAAACATTGTCT